CATACTGTTGGCTTGTTTGGGCCAGATTACACAAGTCTTTGCCCTGTAATTGATACCAATGTTACACATCACTATGCGGATGATGACGATGATACTACACAAACAGCAGCTTGAGTTTGTAGCTGATATGTTGGGGCGGTCAGTTAGCTGGCCGTCTCACCTTCATGTCTTTGCCGACGAGTTGAAACAAGCTAATCCCAACTTCAACAAAGATAAATTTATTCAACGTGCAACTAAGGCTTGGGAAGATCAACAGCCTTTAGTGGAGATGGACGATGACATACCTTACTGAGGAGTTAGAAACTTGCAACCAATGCTTGGGTGACGGGTACATCACAGTATCCCGACCAGTATCAATGTCGTTCAGTGTAGCCAGTGGTTACATTGATACGACTTCATTTGAATGTCGCAACTGTGCTGGCACAGGCGGTGTTCGCCAACAGGAGAACTACAATGAACAGTAACACTGACAGTTTACTTTTAATCAACAAGCACTTAGAACTTCTGGTTTCAGCCGAGGTGCAAAGACAATTAGTTGATTACAAAACAGACAATGTAATTGATCAAGACACTACTTTAACTAGCGCACAAAAAAGCGAAGTTGATACTATGATCCGTGATATAATTAATAATGAGTTAACAATATCAGCAGATCACATATAGATGACTAATTATCTTGAGACTTGGCCTGAGATTAAAGCAAGGCACAAGCGAGAGAAGATAGAGTTGCTGCAATCATTGTGTAATAATTATACTGTGGATGTAGCGGCTCGTATCTTAGATACTAAACAAGCAACCCTTAGAAGGTACGCTATAGATCATGGCGTTAAGTTTATAAGAAAGATACGCAATGGCAAATACAATTACGAATCACCGCATGAAGTTACTGTTAGCTGCAAAGATACTTGAAGTACGCAAGCAGATGATAACGACTAAAGCTCTTGCAGAAGTATCAAAGACAAGCAGACAATCAGCAGTGGATAAGCTACAGCGAATGCACCCCACTTACTTTAACCGCGAAGGTTTAGTATTTCATTCCAGTACAGGCAGAGTAATGGAGTATTCTTTGACAGAAAAAGCAAAGCAATTAATCAAGGAGCACTTGACCAAGTTTGCATAGTCGCAGTACTAGATAGCATGGATAGTTATTATGACATGCTAATTAAGAAAGCTGCGGAAGCTAATGTACCGTTAGCTAAAGCCTTCATCAAAGCTGGTGTACCTACTTCTACATACTACAGAACTCTCAATGGTTCAGAGTTAAGGTACAGTACAGCTAAGAAAGTATGGAGAATGCTAGAGTTATTAATGGGCGCACATCCTAATTACGACAAACGTAAACTTACCCCACCAAAATGAAACCTTACGACTACATAATAGGTGAACTTATTAGTAGGCGAAAAAACTTAAAGCTATCTCAAAATGATTTGGACTTTAAGATAGGATGTTCAGACGGGTTAGTGCAAAAGTGGGAGACACAGAAACGTATACCTAGTGGCTTTATGTTATCATGCTGGATTGATGCGTTAGACTGTGAGTTACAAATCAAACAAAGGTAAGTCAGCTTACTGCGATCACTGCGATCAAGAGTGTAGGTATTATGTAGCTATACTGTCGGGCAAGTATCCTAAGACGCATTGGTTTCTGTGCATGCCTTGCTATGAGGAGGACAAGTGGCAAACAAAAATAAAAACAAAGGGACTTACCATGAAAAATGGTTCGTTGAATGGCTTAAGTCAATCGGCGTTGAGTGCAAGCGAGTCCCCCTTAGTGGTGCGCTCGGTGGAGAATGGAGCGGAGACATTCACCTCACACTGGACGGACAAAGATGGTTGGTAGGTGAAGTTAAATACAGAGATAAGTCTAACTTCCCTAGTCCATTCACTGTCTTAGAAGGCAGAGACATAGCCTTTTACAAACGAAGAACGGGTAAACCTCAGACCTTAGTCATTATGTCAGGCGAAGAGTTTGAGAAAATTATACAAGGAGAATTGTTGCTATCAAAGTTTGAGAAAATTATAGAAGGAGAATAACATGGCAAGAAAGCCAAGGATTCCAGACTCAGAAGAATTTAAATTATTCTGGCAGTCATACCCAAGGAAGATAGGTAAAGGCACAGCACGTTTTGCTTTTAAGTACGCCTGTGAGATAGAGGATGCAGAAGTAATCATAGAGGCTGCACAAAAGTTTCAGTTGGTTAGCATCAACACAGACATACGCTTTATCCCTCATCCTACTACATGGCTAAGAGCAGAGCGATGGGAGGATGATCTATCCCACTTTGATAGCAACAATGACTCACGTCTTGATGACATACTCAATGCACAGTGGGATGATAATGTGTTTAGCTTGGAGGATAAACGCAATGGCACAACTTGATTATAACTATAGAACACAAGCCATAGGCAAGTGGTTGCAAGCTACACTCAAACGGTACACACCACCGCAAGGCATGACCAACGAAACTCTATTGCAAGAGATGAAGTTCATTGTGCAAGACGTGAATGGCATCATGCCCAATCATGTCAACGATGGCTTGATTGATTTGTTTTTAGAGAGAACAGACAGACAGGTACGCGCCATCCATGGAGCGCGTAACTGGCCGTCTGTCAAAGTGTTTGTCACTGCTGCCAAGTCTGCTGCTGATGAAACCAATCGTGCTGTAGCTACAGAAGGTAAGAGCGAGTGGGACTTTAATCCATTCACCGCCATAGAAAAAAGAATCAAAGCCAAAGACTATGTGCCAGTTGATTATCTATATGGTCGGCTATCACACGGCTTGGTTCATACAACTACAGTTACAGATGATGAACTAGATGAATACAGGTTTACCTACGAGACTAGATTAAGGGAGGAACAAGGTGACAAGACCGCCAATGCAACGATTGAAGAGCTTACCTTTAAGCACAACACGTTTAAACAGGATTGGCATATTAGAGAAGCGAGTGGAGAGACTGAATCACCTGATAGAAATGCAGATAGAAAGGGACGGTGGCAGAAAGCAAGACATGAGTATATCCCAATGGCGCAGCGAGTTGGTGCTGGTGCTTGAGGAATTATTTAAAATAGCTGTTGATGTTGCTGCACATATGCAGTACAAATAGCCTTGATAACAATGGAGAATGTTATGAAACGTACAGGATTTATAGGTGGGTCTGACTGTGTAAAAATTATGCAGGGAGATTGGTATGATCTATGGCAGATTAAGACGGGCAAGATACCTAGCCCTGATCTTAATGACAACCTTGCGGTACGCATGGGTAGTTACACTGAGTCATTCAACATGCAATGGTTTGAGGAAAACATGCCCAAGCGTGACACGAATGATTACCTAGTTCACAATCATCAATATGAGTATGAGCGCAATGTTGATGGCGTACCTATGAAGGGTACGATTGATGGCATGTGCCGCGGCTCTATTGTTGAGTGCAAGCATACCAATTCATACAACACTATGGATGCGTTGATTGAATACTACATGCCACAGTTGCAGTGTTACATGAAGCTGTCTGGCAAAGACGGATGCTTCCTCTCTGCTTTCTTTGGCAATAACAAGTGGGAGTGTTCGCACATTGCATGGAGCGAGTCATATTTTAACCTTATGATGACTGCGATCAAACAATTCTGGCATCATGTAGATACAGATACAGAGCCACTTGGCTACGACCAGCCAGAAACTATGAAGATAGATAACATACCTGTAGATGATATGATTAAGCGTGATGCCAATGGCGACAATCACTTTACATCTATAGCTCACGACTACATTGGCAACGAAGCCTATGCCAAATCGTTTGAGTTAGCCAAGAAAAGTCTCAAGCAAATGGTAGGAGATAATGAACGGGAAGTGTACTGCGACTTACTAACTATACGCAGAGACAAGCGAGGATCACTTAGAATATCAACACGCAAGGAGAATGCACATGGTTGAGAAAAGAAAACGCGCACGCCCAAGTAAAAAAGATCAATGGTTAATAGATATGCACGCTAGAGCGCAATCTAAAGCAGAAGAAAAT